GGATTACCCATCCTGAACATGGTTTAACATTTAGTATGCCTGTTTATGTTGAAAGAAAACAAAAGCAGCTTAACAAAGAATGGATTACCTGGAAGTGAAGCTAACACCCGCAATTCTTCGTAATTTGTATAGCGCAATGGTATGTTGCGAGCCATATTGCAAGTGGAATATGCCTTTACCAGAGCAAGTCAAGTTTATTGTTGATGCAGACCCTGAAGCGATGGGCACATATTTGCACGATGACGGAGATTGGGAACACATCGTTACAGTATCAGAAGCTCGTTGTGGGCATCTTTACACAGTTATGACAACCCTTTGCCATGAAATGATTCATATGAGCCGAGCCAACACAGTTACTCACGCCTGGACAAAGCACGATGCCACATTTAAACGCAGAGCAAAGCGAGTCGCTACCGAACTAGGTTTTGATCCTTTGGAACTCTAACGAATTTTCTGTAATACCAATTCGAGCAGTTCTTCTTCTGTAGTAGCGTACTCTCGCTCAAAGCGTTTGCGACCCATTCCGTGAATACTGGTATTTGCGCCTCTATGGTGGTAGGGGCATAAGGGGATAACAGGGGCATCACTTCGTTTACCAGCTCGTCTAATGTGATGTATCTCTGCTGGAGTCCCTTCATTGCCTTGTTTGTAACAAAGGATGCAGCCAAATCTCGCCAAGCGATCATAATGCGCTTTTTGAGTTTTAGTGGACACTTTTCGTGCTAGTCCAATCTTCTAATTCTTGAGCAGATTCTGTTATAGAACAAGCAATTAAATAGGCTTGTGAATATTTACCTTTAAGTACCGCTTCGTGATAGTGTTTGATGAATGAGTTAAGTTTAAGAATAATGTCTGCATAATCGTTCATCGAGTGACTCTTTCTATTTGTCTGTTGTTAGCTTGTTCTGTGCGCCAAGTTTCCCATCTCATCTTGGCTGCTTCTAACTGCCATTTTAATACTTCTGCTTGTTCGGTGGCTGCTCCAATACCCTTGCATAATTCTTGATATTCAGGGCTAGAATATGCCTCTCGCTCTTGCGCCCCTAGTGATTGTTCACTAGACTGCTTCATCTTAATTGCTTTAAGACTATGCTTATATGCTTCAAGCTCTGCTAACTGACCTTTAGCTTTAGCATACTTGGGAGCGTTATTATAAATAAATTCTACTGCATTGTTTGGATCATATTCTTGCATTTATTTTCTCCCCTATCCATCGCATTACTGGCACAGCCATAGAATTTCCAAGAGCTTTATATCTTACACCGCTTGGACAGTTTTCTTTAATGTTAGTGTAGTTATCTGGAAAACCTTGCAGTCTTTCACATTCAACTTCTGTAAGCCTACGAACTGCCATGTTTTGTATAGCTACTGCTTCCACAGGTGTTCCATTACTACGCCATCCGCTACCTGGATTAGCTCTTAATGTTCCGCTTATATCAGATGACCCAACTGCTACTGCTGAATTTTGACTTGTAGTTAATGTATTAGATTGTTCTTGTAAAAATGTCATTTCATCAGGTCTAGCGTTTGAATTAAATCCCATAGCCAATGGAACATTATTGCCACCTGTTCCCCATCTTGCTGTTACTGTGGGGCTTATTTCAATTTCTTTAATACGACTATCCGTTCCATGATTTTCGTAAGCAACTGCATGACGGCTAACTGTATCTAATGTATTCATTGGGTCACCAGGTTTTCCGATGCCTAAACCATTTCCCTTTCCATCGTTGTTTCTGTTTGCTCCGCCACCTTTATATTGAGTAGCTTGTGCATGAATTGGAATAGCTAAGATTGTTTCTGTTTCATAGTCATTTCTAACGCTTGTTGTAAGGCACTTGGCAATATCTTTCCCCTTGCTTCTGCCCTTCTGAGTATTCCTTGACAAGCAGTCGGACTCAAATAATACTTCTGCGGCAGATTGCCAATCTCCAATACATCCGACAACAAACACTCTTCTGCGTCTTTGGGCGACTCCAAAGTATTGAGCATCAAGCACCCGATAGGCCCACCCATACCCGAGTTCGCCCAACGCCCCGAGGAATGAACCAAAATCCCTTCCTTCGCCTGAACTGAGGACACCTGGCACATTTTCCCAAATGCACCACTTGGGTCTAAACTTATCAAGAATTCCAACATAGGTAAGGGCAAGGTTTCCTCTAGGATCTTCAAGTCCTTTTCTAAGACCTGCAACGCTAAATGATTGGCAGGGAGTTCCTCCAACCAAAAGTCCAACTGTGTCATTAATTTTCCATTCTTTATATTTAGTCATATCGCCATAATTGGTGACTTGTGGGTAATGATGTGCAAGCACTTGGCTAGGAAATTTCTCAATCTCGCTAAATCCTACAGGCTTCCACCCCATGTGATGCCACGCAACTGTGGCAGCTTCTATGCCAGAACAAACGGATAGATAGTTCATTTGAGCGCCATCCATAAACCAACTTGTGCAAAAGAATAGCCTAGCCAAATCATAGCGTTTGGTATAGAACCTTTGCGTAACTGCAATATTCCTACCATCAAATATCCAAGCCCTGTTGCTGCAATAATGGTTTTTTCCAACATTTATATTCCCCCTTGTTTCCTAATTCGTACTGCGTTTTAAAGTCTTTGAGTAATGCTTCTGATAACTGATGCTTTGAAATATACAATCTAAACTTAGCCAGACCCCACTCTGATCGCCACTTACATAGCTGGCGCACCCCTGCTTTATGTATTGCCTCTAGATCGGAGTTCCCGCTGTTTGATGACATAATCCTTCATTTCGTAATAGCTGTTAAAGCGGGCCAATTTAGGGTCTTTACCACATTCAATTCTATACGCTTCTTCAATCTGATCGTTAGTTATTAACGGATTTTTCTTTTGTGTAATAACTGATTCTGCAACCCACTCAGCTTTGAATCCAGCCCAACCCCTTTCACAGCACATCTGCATTACATCAGAAAGGGACATTTTAGCCTTATCTGCTTCTCGCTGTAATCCTTTAAAAGCAGTTTCAGTCCATTTAGCTTTTTTGGCTTTGCGAACTTCTAAGTAATCTTTAAACAAAGATTCAGAAACACCTTCAGGTGTCTTTAATTGGTTATTGGTTATTGGTTTATGGTTATTGGTTGGTTGAACGGGCGTTGAACGGGCGTTGATCGCTCGTTTAGCCGCCGATGCTTTTCCTGCTTTAGAAGCTATATCTAATTGTTTATGATATTCAGCCAATACTTCATCGCATCTAGTGTGCTTCCAATATCCATCCTCTAAAACAAAAAACATTTTAAGAATTGATCTAACAAAGTCATCATGCAATCTAGCGTTTACTTTTGTGCAAAGAACGCCTATATCATCAGGCAATGGTTTTTCTGTATCGTAATAAAGCCAAATTAATTTGAGATATATGCCAACTTCTTCGTTGGTTAAATAAGAGGTGTCTTTAATAAAGTCACCAATGTGATGTTGGTAGTAGTGCATACGGCCTTTGTCAAAGGTAGTCAAAAAAGTGGACTGGGCAGATCGGTGACTAATCGACTTTTCGGTTGCGAACCTAGCCTGTCCATAGAGTTTACTACAACTTATTTCTTTTTAGTTTGTTGTTTTTTTACAACAGTTTTTTTAGGAATAGCGTTTAAAACGCTTGAAACATGAAACATTTCCCCATTACGTTCCATCATTATAGCTTCTACCAAAGTGGCAGTTAATCCTTGCTGAACAAGAAAGTGCAATCCTTCCTTGTCGTAATGCACATGGATTTCGGCTGATCCGTCTTTGTTTTCTTTGATCTTTTTAATTAGCACTTCCATTAATGCTGTCCTGAAAAAGCAACTGGGCCAAGTGCATTTAACAAATCACGATGCGCTTTGACTTCGTTAGTCAAAAATGCAATTCGTTCTTGTAAAACCTTAATTTCTAGATCAGCTTGTTTAAGCATATCTATCAACATTTCTTCTCTGTTCATAATAATTCAGGCCAAATTAGATGCCAGGACTGAGGAAATAAGTCCTTGCGTGTGATTAAACCATGCGACTCTTTCTCAAGAGTTGCCCCTAAAAATGCGTATTGAGATGCTGGAATGTTGTTTTTTCGCCACAAACTAACTGCTGCTGGGCTTACACCCGTTAATTTGGCTACTTTGGCAGTTCCCCCGAGCAAGTCAATTATTGCTGAATCTGTAAGTTTTAGTCCCATTTAGCAATCTTACAACATAAGTAATTATTTTTGCAAAGGTATTGCAAACTCTTGAACTTTGCTTAATAATGGAGATATAGCAACTTCGCTATGTCATTTAAGGGGAATTTAAATGGATGAGTTGTATCAAGTTATGACCGAAATGGAGCAACGCTTGGAATTAGCGTTAGACAACATGGAATACGGCACAGAATTGTCTCAAGACGATGTGGATGTTATTCGTGCAGCTTGTGGAAAGCCAAACAACACACGCAATAATCTATTGCAATCCGTGTTTGAAGATTTTGGTAATGTTTTTGGGGGAAATCATGCAAAGTGAATCAATAGCTAATTTAGCTAAAGCCTTGTCAATCGTGCAAGGCAAGCTGACCTACGCAAAGAAGGACTCAGCTAACCCATTCTTTAAGTCTAAATATGCAGATTTAGAATCGGTATGGGATGCGTGTCGTGATCTGTTATCAGATAATGGATTAGCAGTAGTTCAGTTACCTGGCGAATATTTTGAAGGCACAATGGCCCTTACAACAATTATTACGCATAGCTCTGGC